CAGCGCCCCGCCGATGGCCCCACCAATGGCTGCCCCAACGGGGCCGCCTAGGTACGTACCGGCAGCTGCGCCCAATTGCGAGGCGATATTGCTGCTTGCTTCGCGGTCAAACAGCGACTCTCCAAGTGACGTGCCGGCCATGCCGCCTACGGCACCGGCGCCAGCGCTAGCGAGGCCGGACATGCCGCTGAAATTCGACATGCTGCCACCCAAAAACCCGCCGCCGCTACTGACAGCATTGGCACTGGTGATAGCGCTCCCGCTTACGCCGCCAGGCATACCCAGCGACGAGGGCGACGGGCCGCCACCGAACGCGCTTCCAACACTGCTAGCCAGGCCACTAAACCCACCGCCACCGCTAATCTGCGCTTCAATCGTCGTGCGTGCAGCGTCTGCCGCCATTCGTGCAAGCGTTTGTTTAAGCGAGTCCTCCAGCCGATCCAGGGTGTTTTCGCCGCCAAGCAGGGCGTCGGTAAATATGCCCTCGATGCTGTCGCCCAGCCGCTCCCAATGCCTTGACATGTCATACGTCACGTCATCTGTCGTGTCGCCGAGCTGCCGGGTCTGCTCTTCAGCACCAATAAACGTCTCTGCAGCCGCGTCCCAGAGCGTCAGATACTCGTCAAGCGACAATGCACCGGCCTTGAGTCCCTGGTCGAGCGTCGCAGTGGCTTTGGCCAGGGCTTGCTGTTTTGCATACGCGGGATCGAGCGTGCGGCGTAGGGAGTCTAGTTTTTTGGCGTGGCTTTCTGCGGACTCGGCTGCATCGTCGGTGGCATCGGTTAATGACTTGGTTAGCTCAGCGCCTACCTTGGTGGCAACGTTGTTTTCGTCTTGCGAATCGGTGTTATCATCGGTTTCGTTGGTAGCGTCAACAAACGCCAATGCGCTTTGTTCAATACGTTCAGCAGCCTCGGCGCGTGCGACGGCTATACGGTCATCAAGCTCCGCAATGCGCTTTTGCGCTTTTGCCACCGCCTGCATGCCTGATATTTCAGCGCCAACTTCGCCGGAACCAAATCCAAGCACACCGCTGCCTCGGTTGTCGTCTTCACGCAGCCGTGCCAGCTCTTCCCGCGCCGATGCTGCCTTCAGCGTCATGGCGTCAAGCTCGGCGCCCAGCTCGCTTAATGTCGTACCCACCTCGGCATTCGACATTTCCGTCATTTCTTCCTTGAGCGCCTTTATCTCATCTTCAGTGAGTCCGGCACGCTCCTGCACCAACCCCAGCTCGTCACGAAACACATACAGCAAGCCGCCCGCGCCAATCAGCAGCCCGATGGGACCGCCGAGTAAAGCTAAAGCGCCACGCAGTGCGCCGGCGGCAGTCGTAGCGGTGACAGATGCGCCTGCCATCCGAGCAAGCGCAGCTTGATAAGCCACGACCTGTTGGGTCGCTGCAATCTTGGCGGCGGTCGCCGTTGCCAGCGATGCCGCTAGCCGTGACCCAATCAGCACTGTCAGTGCCTGAGTGGCTTGGACCACCTTGTCCATGTTTTCGGTGAGGGATAACGCGGCATTTGACATCACGTTATAAGCAGTGATGCCGCTTTCAACTAGGTTGAGTTGGTCGGCTAGCTCAAGTTTTGCCTCCTGAATGCGCTGACCCAAGGTGTCTTGTGCGCCTGCTAATCCCTGGGCTTCAGCTTCAGCCACACCGCCATACTGTGCCGCCAGTTCACCCAGGATAAACTGTTGCGCCTCAGCGGTGCGGTTGGTTTCTACCATCCCTTTAACCATCTCACGCTGGGCATCAGTAAACACCGTGCCTGAACGTGATAAAGCGGTTAAGCCCTTAACAGGGTCTTCAAGCGCTTTACCCAACTGGAGCACCGAGTTGTTGAGGTTTTGCCCCATGGCGCTTGATAGATCAACAGCACCAGTAATGGCTTGGTCGAACGTCTCGCCCGTGATATTGCGAAACGTCAGAAGTATCTGCTGTGCTTGCATCACGCCTTCGGTGCTTTGCATTGTCGCCAACGCAATCTGACGCGCTTGTTCGTGCATGCTTTGTGCGCTACGCTCCGCATTGCGCCCGGTGGTGTCAATTAGCTGTTGGGTGCGCAGTAGGTTTTGGTTGAGCTGGTCAGCCTCGCGAATAATGTCACGGGCAAACGCTTGCGCCCCCAGCGCTGCAAAAGCCGCAGACACCGCCGCCACGGTGCCCTTGAGCTTTGACATATCGCGCTGCATTTGGTCGGTGGCCGTTCTCGTTCGGCGCCCGGCTTGCTCTGCGGCACGCCCCAGACCCTCGGTGGCGCGTCGCCCGTCATCAGCGCCCCCGCGAACCTGGTCCATCTCGTTTTTGGCGCGCTCTAAATCCGACGTGTCCGCCTTGACTGACCAATTCAGTTCGCCTAAATCCATAAAACTTACCTCTTTTGGCCTGCTTGTTTATTGAAGCGGTCAAACGCCTTGTCGAGCGCGTCGGTGATTTCTTCGGGTTCTGCTATTGTTGGGCGCCACGGGGGCGGGCATGCGGGGTTTTTTGATATAGATGCTTGGGCGCAGTACGCTTGCGAGAGTCGGTGTATCGTTGACGCACCCCAACTGGTCAGATTCACGCCCGTCATTCTGGCCCATGATTCAATCTCAAAAAAAGGGAGTGGCTCACCCCCTTTTAGTATGCCTAGCTCTTGCAGATAGCCAAGGATATGCTCGCCGTGCTCGATTTCCGGCATTTTCGGCGACCTGTTTTTGACTCCCGCATATTCCTCGGCACGGCTTTTGCTTTTCTTGTCTGGCACGGCCTGAAGCCATGCCAAATGCTTTACATAGATGACTAACTCATCCTCTATGTTAGAAAAAAATTCCGGCGGTCACCCACAAACTCGTCCAACTGCTCTTTTATTGCGCGATACTTCAGCAAAAACTGTTCGACGTTTTTCGGCGTTACATCTTCGCCATCGAATTTCATGTTGTGGCACTTAATGACGCAGGCCGAAAGGATCTCAGCGCTTTCTTGCTCGGATTTTTCCAGCGTTGGGTTTTTCTGGCGCTTGCCCATCTTGCGGTTTGCGATGGTGGACAGTTTGCGTCGGTACTGAGTGCTGTCAACGCCTACCGCATCCATTCCGATGGCCTTCCCATCTTCGGTGTACAGCTTCTCGCCCGTAACCGGATGCTCAAGGTGCAGAAAAGCGCCTTTGTCGGCAGAGGATTCAAGGTCAAAAACGCTGTTTAAATCGGTCATGTTAGATACTCACTGTCAGTTAAATAGTTCCTGTCAGTTAGGTTTAACGTGCGGAGCGCTGACAGGGCCACTCCGCACGGTTCTTGCGAACGCGGTGTTACGGGCCTGCTGCCGCAGCCACTTTAACGACAGGGCGGGTAATGTCGAGCATTGCGCTAGCAGTCAGATAATCATCAACGCCACCTGGGTTTTCTTGGAATGAGCCCACTTGAGCGGTGTAATAGCGGACCGCGCCATACGGGTACTCCAGCTTGACGGCAACGTCAGCATCAATGGCCGCGCCTTCTGCGTGATCAATCATGATCAACTGGCCAGCGTCGTCGTCGTCCAAGGCCATTTCGATGGTCTGCTGGCCAGCGTTAATGCTGCCCTTGTATTTCCTGGTGAAGCGGGTGTCGACGGGGTTGTGTGTCCCCATGTTGGCTTCAGCGCCAAAGGTCGGGATAGTGGTGATTTCGCCCACAACCGACCAGGATAGCGCTTCGTAGCCCGCCTCGTCAAAGGTGGCGGGCAAGGCGGTTGATACCGAAAGCACCGTCCCTGCTGTAGTGTAGTAAGCCATAATTTTTTGCCTATTTGGGTGGATGTATCCGCCCCTTATTATAGGCTTAATTTATTAGGGTGTCGAATCAGTTAGCGTCAGGCTATTGGAAGCACTGGCCCCGTAATGCGAATACGGCAAGAGCTGGTGTTGATGGATTGGCCGTTGCGCTTGCCGCCGATCAACGGAATTGTCTCGCAGAACGCCTTGAACCCCAGCACGCGGCCATCACTAAGCGTGAGAGTGCAGTCTTTGGTGACACGCCCCGCTTGGCTAGCCGCTAGACGCTGCTGCCCTGGGTCGCCATGGTCGCGGTAAATCTGTAGCGCAGCGGTTCCGTAGTCGGGTTGCGTCGGTACGTATTCACGCGCGGGCGCTGATAGCGAGGCATGGCGAGTGACGGTGGGGCTGCCGCTGAAAAACTGGTACTGGTAGATGCCGCCAACCACGGTTCCACCGATTTCAAAAACAGCGTCTTGGCCGTCGATTATTTCACTCATCAGCATGACTCCGTATAACACCGAATATTAAGCACCCATACTGGACGCCCGTTCTCAAGATAGCTTGGCCCTTGTGCCGGGGCTAATACCTCGAATCGCTTCACTACGCCCTCAGCGCCTGACTCCCGAAAGCGCCGCTGGATTAGCGCCATGTCGTCGTGGCCTTGTAGTGTAAGCTGTGGTTGTGTCACCAACGCCACTAATACGTCAATCTCTTGCTTTAGTGCATCGTTCTGCCCGCCGCTACCAGGGAGGCGCAGCATGATAAACGGGCCTTCGCTCGAAGCGTCAGCATCCGTCCATCGAAAATACTTGACCGTGTAGTCTGTTATCAAGTCGTCAATGTGCGCCTTGCACGCCATCAATATATTGCGCGTGGTCATTCGCTGTACTCCTCGCGCAGAATGGTGCGCAGTTGCGGGATTGTTTTTTCAATGCCTTTTTTAAAGAATTTGGGCTCACCGCTCGGCCCCCATACGACACCTAAGCGCCTAGGCCGGCGTGGCGTGTTGGTGCCTAACAGTGTGCCGGGGGCGTCGTGAACGTGTTGCGCATAGCTGGCGCCAAAGCCTAGGTCGCCTTGCCAGCCTGTAGCAGTGCGGCGCACATATCGGTATACGCTATTAGCAAGCGTGGAAGTTGCACGCGGTATCATGGGCTGAGTGTTGCTTTCGACCTGTATCATGACGGCAGTGATCGCCCGCTCAGTATCACGCACGCCAATACCTTGCAATGCTTCTTGAAAGCGGCGGTTTATCTCGTCGAAGTCGGCCACTAGGTTTTGATCTCCCAGTCTTGAATCTGATTAGCGCCGAATTTCTTCATGGGAAAACCGCTAATACTACGTATGCGCTCGGCATCAGGCGGTGCGCTAGCAATGGCCGTATGGTCGCCTGTCTTGATGTACCATTCGCGCTCTGGCACTAACCCGCCATTGGGCTCGGCCTCAAACCACACAGTCATGCTCGGCGTAAACTCTGTGCCACCCGCATCAACGCCCACTTCACCACCCTCGATATAATCAATGGCGGGTATCAAGTACGGCACGCCACCAATAGGCACGCCCCACTCACCCGTGCCGCCAGCGGGCCAGACGGTTAACGGCCCCTCTTTGTATGACCAGCTTGCAATGTTGGACATCAAGCCCTCCCGTCTTCGATGATTAGTGGCATGTGGCGGCCTCCTGTTTTGCTAATTGTAGCACACAAAAAAGCCCGCACGATGGCGGGCTGGTTTAGTGGGTTGGGCGCTAAGGTTGGGGCAGTTCGCCTGACTTCAAGGCGTCGTATATAAACTCCATTGTTGCAGTGGAGTCGTCATCGCAAAAATGCTCTTTTGCCGCCTCTACCCATAGCTCTCGGTCGGTGCGGATGGGGCGGAAATGAGTCACCGCTTCTATAAAATGCTTGTCACCATTATCGTCAGCAAAGGTCATGCCAGCGCCTCCGTTGGAAGCTTGGGCCTTAAATCCCCCATACCCAGAACGCCAGTCGCCGTTTTTGTTAGTTTCTGCCAGCACATACGCCTCGCATCTAGCTCCGCTTGTGGGAAATCCCTCGCCATCCCACTCGGGCGCTTGAGGCCTGCTGGCAAGGATGGGTCGGTAGGCGGTGACTCGACTCATGAAAGGGTGATCTTCACCCCAATAATAATGGTCCGCCTCCCCTGTAAGGCGC